GAGCATAGTGATCTGCTGCGCGAAAACGGCGATCTGCGGGTGGAAGCGGAACGGATGCGGGCGCGCATATCGGAGTTGGAGCGGCAGTTGGCGGAGGCGGGGGGCGCGGCTCCCCGTTAGATCACGGAGGCGCAAGAAACCTTCCGGGATATTGCGCAAACCTGAAAAACAGGGTATGATTTACCCGTATTTGCATTAGGCGTGGTCATCATCCCCCCATGCACGGCATTCTGAATACGTAAGAGGCTTTTTGTGAGCGACACGAAGCTCGGTTACCAGAAAGCTCGCATGGAGAAGATCGCCGGCGTTGTGACGCATGGCATCACAGCTGTTTCCAGCTGTTTTTGTGTGTATATCATCTTCATCTCGTTGAAAGACATCGCGTTGGGCCAGCCGCAAAGTCTGGAGGCGCTGGCCGATGTTTTTCGCGCGCTCAAACTGGATTCCATTACGGCGTACCTTGTTGGCGCGGGTGGAGTTGCATACGGGTTTTTTGAACGCCGTCAGAAAAAGCGCATCATTTCGGAAAAGGGAAAATTGCAAAAAGAACTGGAGGCAGGCCCTTGGCGCACGACCAGCAAGCTGACGTCAACCGGCGATAACCCAGAGAGCAAGCTATGAGTTTGGTGATAGGATGTTTTAATCTACTGCTTTTGTGGGCGTTGTGGCATTTTTTCTTGCGACAGACCATTATTGACGGCGCGAGGGATGCCCTGTTCGATTTGCGCGACAACGCCTGCCGTTGGTTTCGCGATCACGGGGAAGACTTGAGCGGCGCGCCGCATCAGGCCCTGAGAAATTCGCTGAATGCGTATTTGTATAGCGTTCAGCATTTTACCCTCGCGTCCTTTATGATAGGCATGTATTATTGGGTGAAATCTGAGGATTGGCAACGTGAATATGCCGACTACGAGTCCAGATTCCACACAGAAAATGAGGTGGCAGCAAAATATATACAGCGCGTACGGCTTGAGGCAAGCATGACCTTGTTGCGCGCAATGGCATTGCGAAGTCTGCCCTTATTTTTTCTTTTTGCTTTCCTGGTTGCTGCGGCAATTCTCTGGTTTGCCTTCAGATGGCTGTTTCTGCGTGTATCCAAGGGGGTGGGCGACAGCTGGCAGTATTGCAAACCCGCCGTTGTTTCCATCATCCTTATGACGCCGCTGCTTTCGTCGCCATATCTGGCGCAAAACAGGACGGAAAGTTATTCCGTACATAACTGGGGCATAGCCAAGCAACACGCAGTGCGCAGATCGTAGGCCGTCCGCTGTTTTCACGAGCATACAGCCCGCCGCCCGGCGGGCTTTCTTTTTGCCCTCCCTTTTCCCGCCGTATTTTTCCCGCATTTGTTGTCAGACTTGTCCCCAAGGGGCAGCTACGCTGCCCCGAAAAGCGGCGTTCCTGCGCTGCGGGGAGAGTATATGCAAAAATCCGTCTTCACCCTGGCCCATGACTTCACCGCGAAATGGGAGGGGGGCTATGTCAATCACCCGAACGATCCGGGGGGTGCTACCAATTACGGCGTGTCCCTGCGCTGGCTCAAGGACGAAGGCATTGACACGAACGGGGACGGCAGGATCGACGTTGCCGATATCCGCGCCTTGACGCCGGAGCTTGCCGCCAGGCTGTTCAAAAAGCATTTCTGGGACACGCTCAAGCTCGACACCCTGCCGTCCTTTGTGGGCATCGTCGCCTATGACGCGGCGGTAAACACCGGCCGGGGACAGGCCATACGATTCCTGCAACGCGCCTGTAACAGTTTTGGCGGGGATCGTCTTCCTGATGACGGCGTACTTGGGCCGAAAACCTTGGCCCGCGTGATCGGGCTTGTCTCAATGAATTTTTCCCTGGCTATGCGCTGCATAGAACAACGCGAAGCGTTCCACAAGCAGCTTGCGGCAAATTCCCCTTATCCCGACGGACGCGATTACCGCGCCTTCGTTGCCGGATGGCTGAACCGCACCCGCGATCTGAAGGCGTATCTCGCCCGGCTTGCGGATACAGAACTCGCATTCCCGGAGGCATGAAATGGCCCTGCCGCTGCTTGCCGCCATCCCTGCCTTGACGCCGATTGTGGGCAAACTCCTTGACCTTATCCCTGACGGCAACGCCAGGGCCAAAGCCGAAGCCGATTTTCAGCGCGCCCTGCTGGAAGCGGCCGTAAAAAGCGATGTGGACAACCGGGACATCAACAAAACCGAGGCGCAGCATCAGAGTATTTTCGTATCCGGATGGCGACCGTTTATTGGATGGGTTTGCGGGTGCGCCTTGGTCTTTCAGTACCTTATCCGGCCCTTTTGGGTCTGGGGCGCTGCGGTCTGGTTCCCCGGCTCGCCGGTTCCGCCGGGCCTGGACGGGATGCTGTGGGAGCTGATGCTGGGCATGCTCGGCATCGGCGGGCTGCGGACGCTCGAAAAGATCAAGGGCAAGGCGCGGTAAGGACGCAGGCGGGCTTTTGCCCGGCGCGGACGCGGGGGGTACGGGGGGCAGCGCCCCCCCCAAGGAGAAACACATGGATTTGCTTACGCTCGTCATCCAGAAATGGGAGATTGTGGCCGCCCTGGCCTCCACCGGCGCAAGCATTTTCATACTCTGGCTGTCCTCCAGGTTCATGCCCCGCGCCGGCTGCAAGGCAATTCGCGATGGTTGCGAGTCCGTACACAAGGAAATGCGCATGAATAGCGACAAGCAGGAAAAACGCCTGGATGAGGCAAGCGCGGATCGCGCGCGCATAGAGGCCCTGCTCAGGGGTCTGCCGACGGCGGCAGACGCACACAAGCTGCAACTCTCTATCGCCGAACTGAACGGACGGCTCAACTCTTTTGAAGCGACGATGCGCGGTCAGGCTGATTTGCTGAAAATCGTCCAGCAGCAAACAACTCACATGAACGCCTTTCTGATGGAACACGGCCACGGAGCGAAGCGATGAACTACAATGAGTTTTCCACGCAGGACCGCCGCCTGGTGATTTTGCGCATCCTGCGCGGGGTTTCGGAGCGCCGCGCGAACCAGCATGTGCTGCGCAGCGCCCTGAAGCCTCTCGGCTACGACGAACTGGTTGCAACCGTGCAGAACGACATCTCCTGGCTTGCCAAGCAGGGGCTTGTCAAAACCGAAGAGCTTGACGGCGGGCTGATCCTGGCCGTGCTGACAGACTACGGCGATCAGGCCGCGCGCGGCGTGGCGCGTGTTGCCGGCGTCGCCGTCCCGGCGGAGGAATAATGGCCCGCAAGTCCACCGTCAAACGCCAGCCGTCAGAGGTGCGGGAAGCCATCGGGCAGTGGCACCAGGCCGGACGCACGCTCGACGAGATACTGGACGAGTTGGAGGCGGCATACGGCGTGACGCTCTCCCGCAGCGCCCTGCATCGGCACGTCAAGGGACTGGACAAGGTGCTGGAACGCCTTGAGCGCAGCCGCCAGATCGCCGAAGCCGCCGTGCGCCGCTTCGGGCAAGAGCCGGAAAGCAAAACCGTGCGCGCGAATATCGAACTGATGCACGCGGCGATCAGCGAAATCATGGCCGCGGCTGACGATCCCAAGACCGGCATGGCTGTCTCCAAGCCGATGGACGCCATGCTGCTCGCCAAGGCGCTGGAGCATCTTACCAAGGCATCCCGCCATGACGCGGAACATCGCGGCAAAATCCGCGCCGCCGCCCAGAGCGGCGAACCCGCCGACGGCGCAAGTTCCGGCACAAGCGTTCTGGAAATACGCTTTGTGGAAGCGGGCGCGGGAAAGACGGAAGGACTGGATTCCCGCCTGCGCGGGAATGACGGAGAAGGATGATGGCTGAGAGCGCGCCCAGAGCCTCACAGGGGCGAAAAGCCCCGGACGCGACCCCAACAAGGGGGGCTGCCCTGTTCGGCGCTCCTGACCCGTTCATAAACGTTTTTGAACGGGGGTGCGCGGAAGATGATCCCGTTGCCGCGCAGGACGCGCGGGCAGCCGCGCAGCGGAGCAAGGCGGGATTCACTCCCGCCGCAGCGAGGGCGAATCCCGCGCAGGACGCGCGGGTGAGCCAAAATCCGATTGACCTCGCGGCGGCCTTTCGCGGCCTGTTCGATCCCTGGCGCTACAAAATCCTGTATGGCGGGCGCGGCGGGGCCAAAAGCTGGGGCGTGGGCCGGGCGCTGGTCATCCTGGGCGCGCAACGGCCCCTGCGCATCCTCTGCGCGCGGGAGTTCCAGACCAGCATCAAGGACAGCGTGATCGCGCTGCTCAAAGACCAGATACGGCGTCTCGGCCTGAAAAACCGCTACACCTTCGGCACAACGTATATCGAGGGCAAGAACGGCACGGACTTCATTTTCAAGGGCCTGCGCATCAATCCGGACGAAATTAAAAGCCTGGAAGGCGTGGATATCTGTTGGGTGGAAGAAGCGCAGCGCGTCTCCGAAGCTTCCTGGACATACCTTATCCCCACGATCCGCAAGGAAGGCTCGGAAATCTGGGCCACCCTGAACCCCGTGGACGACGACGACGCCACCTATGCGCGCTTCATCCTCAACACGCCGCCGAACACACTGCTGATCAACGTCAACTGGCGCGACAATCCCTGGTTCCCAAAAACCCTGGACGACGAACGGCTGTACTGCCTTTCCGCTGACCCGGACGCCTACGAATGGATATGGGAGGGCAAGCCCCGCAAGATCAGCGATGCCGTCATCTTCAAGGGCAAGTTCTCCATCGAGACCTTTGAAGCGCCCAAGGACGCCCGCTTCATGCTTGGCGCGGACTGGGGCTTCGGGCCTGACCCGACCGTGCTGATCCGCTGCTTCGAGCAGGGCAAGAGCCTGTATGTGGATCACGAAAGCTATGCCCTGGGGCTTGACCTGAACCAGATCGCCCAGACCTGGCGCGCGGCTGTGCCGGGCTGCGACAAGTGGCCGATTGAAGCGGACAGTTCCCAACCCCAGACCATCAACCACGTCAAGGACTTCGGCTTCCGCATCGGGCCGGCCAAAAAATGGCCGGGCAGCGTGGAGGACGGCATAGCCTTTCTGCGCAAGTATGAGCGCATCGTGGTGCATGAGCGCTGTTACTACACCGGGCAGGAAATGCGGCTGTACAGTTACAAGACCGACCGCATCACGCAGGAAGTGTTGCCCGTTATCCTGGACAAGAACAATCACTGCATGGACGCCCTGCGTTACGCGGTGGGCCGGAAAATCCGGCGGAAGAAGGGGGCGTTCTGATGTTTGGCTTCGGGTTCGCCGCGCTTTGCCGTGATGCTTTGTTGGACGGCGTTTTCCGCTCCGGTCATGGACGTAAAAAGTCCACTCCCGTCGCGGAAAACTTGTCCGCCTCGCCTGACGACAAAGCGCGACAAACCCGACAAACAGCCCGCGCCCTTCCCATCCCTGACCCGACAACGCAAGCCTTGCAGCGCAATTTTCAACGCAGGCCGGGCGCGTTCAGCGTCCACACCCCGACGATGGACGCAGCGGACACATGCCCGCCAGGGACGGCGGGCAGCCGCGCAGCGGAGCAAGGCGGGATTCACTCCCGCCGCGGCGAGGGCGAATCCCGCGCAGGACGCGCGGGTGAGCCGACATTCTCTCTGGACGAAGACATTCAGGCCGTCCGTTCCATGCCGGACGTGTACGGCATCCATACCGGCCTGCCCCCGGCGCTTCTGGGCTTTGTAGCCGGGCAGGGCTTTATCGGGCATCAGCTTTGCGCCCTGCTCGCCCAGAACTGGCTGATCGGCAAGTGCTGCTCCATCCCCGCGCGCGATGCGGTACAGCACGGCTACAGCCTGCGAGTGGACGCGGTTGGGCCTTTGCCCAACGCGGACAGGGGGGGAACGGGGGGCGCAGCCCCCCATGCGGTGCGGGCAGGCGAACAGAACGCCGAAGCCCTGCAAGCGCTGGAGCGGATCGACAAGCGCATGGACATCCTCGGCCATTGCCGCGAACTGGTGCGCAACTGCCGCATTTTCGGCGTCCGCCACGCCCTGTTCGTGGTGGACGGCATAGACTACAGCCTGCCCTTCAATTTCGATGGCGTCCGCCCCAACTCTTACAAGGGCATATCGCAGATCGACCCGTACTGGCTCGCGCCGGAACTGGATTTTTCGGCCCTGACCAGTCCGGACAATCCGCATTTTTATGAGCCTACCTGGTGGCGTCTGCCTGATGGCCGGCGCATCCACCGCAGCCATTTCGTGATCATCCGCGGCGAAGAAGTGCCGGACGTGCTGAAGCCCACCTACTATTTCGGCGGCGTTCCCCTGCCGCAGAAGATCGCCGAGCGCGTTTACGCCGCCGAACGCACAGCCAACGAAGCGCCGGAACTGGCGCTGACCAAACGCCTTTTGACCATGCGGGCCAACATCGACAATTACCTTTCCGACGAAAACGAAGTGACGGAGCGCGTGGCGGCCGTCAACCGCATGCGGGACAACTTCGGCCTGTTCATCGTGGGCGAAGAAGAGAACGTCGCCCAGATTGATACCTCGCTGACGGACTTCGACGCGCTG